CATAATCCGAAGATATAAGAGCGTGTCTGCTCAATTCAGGAGTGGCTCCCTCTTGGAAGTACCCATATCCATCAAATGCTAAATAATAAGATGTTGCCATATTAAGTTGTTATTGTTGATTCTATTTGAACCCATTTAACGTAAGTTATATTGTTGTTTAATGGTGTGGTTATGTTTGGCGTTAATTTATCTCTAACGAGCTCTGATATCTCAAATATCACATAATCATCACCAGGTAAAGGCTTCTTCGTTAGTGTCGCTACAGCCGTCCCCTTATCCGTAGTCTTTGTGCCTGAATATACATAAATATCAATCTGAGTTTTTACCATACCCGACTGAGTGTATTTAAGGTAGTATGGACTTCTGGTATTTATCTTAGTTTCTGGCATTATGATGATGGTTGGTTTACTGTAAACACACAGGTCTTGGTCTCATTTTGAGCTCCATTAAATCCGCTAGGTATTTTTATAAACGCAGTTGCCTGTCTAGATATAGGGCTACCACTTGTGTTCGGATCGTAGCTCGCTATTGAAGTTCCCGTCCCTGGATTAAAATCACTATCTTCTCTAAAAACAACTTTATTTATAAGCGTGGCGGCAGATGATGAAGTAGGAAATGTTATTGTGCCGTCCTGAGCGACCGCAAATCCACTTATGTCTGTACAGTCAGGTATATACTCCGCAACAACACTATCCTCTATCTGAACCCACTTAACATATTCGCCTACATTATTAGATAGCAAGTTATTGTTAGGCTTTAGATAATCTCTAATGATCTCAGCAAGCTCAAATATTACATAATCATTTCCGCTTATAGGATATTTTTTTAATGAATACTTTACGGTACCCTTGTCTACGGTTTTTGTGCCTGAATATACATAAATGTCTAGCTCTACATATACCAGATTAGAAGCCTGGTATTTTAAAGGGAAAGGACTTCTTACGTTTATCTTAGTTGACATTCTTGCTGGTTGAGTTTTTAATGTGCTGTTCTATGTCTTTGATATATGCTGCTGATGAATCCGTTAATAATGCATTCATTATCCTAAGAGAAGCTTGGTATGATATGTTTCTTCCTTTGTATCCGTTCTTGCCTATAGACCTAGCTATTGCAAAAGCAGCAGATTTTAAGCTTCTACCACTACTAGGCCCAATACCCTTAGCCTTCATCCAAGACTCTATAGAAGTGCTTGGAGGGGGCGTAGCTCCCTTTCTTCTGCCTGTATGCAAAACAGTAAATGATTTGCTTCCGCCAACAGCTATTCCTATAGAATTTGTTGTTTCAAATACATTAGAATATACACTTGCTGCTGTTTGACCAGTGGCGTTTATCCCAGACTCCCCCATATAAGTCTTTATAGCCTCTTGTATCTTTGGGCCATACTTCTCCATTACCACTCTGAGGTTGTTTCTATTCACAGGTGCTGAAGTTATCGTTAGGCATTTGTACAGATAGCGTTATTCCCCATCCAGCTAATTCATTCTCAAAACGATCCTGGAACGGCTCTGCTGTGACTTCTCCTGTTACTTGAAGGTCACTGTTCTCTAATAGCGTTCCTCTTCTTAAATGGCTCTGTAAGTCATTAGCAACCGATAGTTGAGTGTTTAATATATCTTGTAAGTTATCATTACCATAAAAGGAGTCGTAAGTATTAGCATTCTTGTTCTTATCAACTATATCCATAGACAATACACTAATATCTGCTGTCATAACGTAGTCACTAAAGACTACGTTTCCTATACTTATATGTGATAATGGAAATATAGTTGTCTTAGTCAGATCAACCTCCATTATATCACCAAAGGTTACAGTATTAGTAATATTGTTGGCTCTTAGCCTATCTTTGATTTTGTCTAGTAAGTCGTATACTTCTTTCATCTTATTTTCTTAATAGCCGCAGCTTCTAATTGATTCTTCTCTTTCTCGAACTCAAGCCAACTTAAGGCTTGCGTAACTTTGAGTTTTGTGACTTCTTCAAACTTGAGGAGGTCTCCCTGAGCGATTGCATAAACTGATTGATACCAACCCCATTTTCGTCCAAAGCTTGCCTCAGCTCCGAGTCCCCCTGTTGAATCTCCTTCTTCAAATAACCCGTCAAATAGATTGACAGTTCTTTCCCTAAACGATAAAAAAAAACCACAGCCCCTAGTGCTATATCAATAGGCATATCTTTCATTACCTCTGAATATTTATCTGAGCTCTCGTAGTCTTCTATAAGATACATTCCCTTTTTGTCAAACGTAACAGGACGATACAATACAGCCATAGCTTTATGCATATCACTCCAGTCAGCCATATAAGTGTCTAGGTCAACAAACTCACCTAAGGATATGCTGTCGAGCTTGGGTATAAACCCAAATTCTACCTCATCTCCGTTTGGGTCCTTTAATGAGAACCTACTTATCATAGGAGTATCTCCTTTAAACAACTCATTGAGGTGTGTAATTACAAAGTTGAAGTCAGTAAGCTTCATATTGTAGGCCTCCTTTAAGGTCAGCCCACAAAAGACCTCTAGCATCTTAAGATTAAGAAACTCTGGGTCCTGCGCATCCTTATTGTCCTCAGATAACTTATAGAACTTTTGATATTCTGAAAGCTTAATTCCTCTTAACGACTTGGGGATGTCTATCTTTAATTGCTTCATACTAATATAACCATTATTTAGCGTCAGTGTACCATAAGCAGACCAAAACAAAAGATGGAAAAATTAGTTATATTAATATAGAATTGTAATTGTGAAGTCACAAACGAAAACAATGACAATTAAATCTTCTATTGAGGGTTAATATAGAGGCTTAGGGTAACTATGTTTTTTTCTGAAGTAGATCCTAAATGGCTTGATTTTATTAAACCTGATATACTACACCCAACCGATCTCATTTTACGTTGATTTTACTAAACTGGATATATACACCCCACCAAAGCCCATTTTACGTTCCTTTCCTTAGCGGGCCGCAAATATCCGGCTAGGGGTAAGGTACCCGCCCTATGTTTAAGGCCCTTAGGCGCCCTGTGGGGGCTTCCTGGGGCCTGTTCTCGTTTGGTTGATTCGTTTTAAGGGCTGAGTATACCCAAAAAAAAAGCCCGGTTAAAAACCAGGCTGTTATAAATTTATTCAATTATTATATTAAGTGCAATATTTTTTATTTATATAGTCTTTTATTTGTTTAATACTTTCATTGTCAAACCATTCCAAGAAGTCGGTGGGGTTAATACTAAACCTATATAATTCCTGGTCTTGATCCCCATCTTTAGTTATAAAATCAATGTGTATTGAGTCAACTTCTTTCTGTGGTAACATTAGCCCGCATAATTCAACATCTCGAAATACTTCCTTTTGTTTCTTTAATAGTTCAATGGCTTTATTCGCTGAGTTAATTATTTTTTTATTGTTTTCTTGTATTAGCTCCCAGGTTTCAATTGGTACCTGGACAAATTCTTTTGTGTTTTTCATTTGGTTAGTTTTATAAACTCTTCAATCTTAATTTGTCGATTGAAATTAGTTTCATTAGTTAAATAATATTTATGATCTGTTTCGAGTATTTTTAAAGCTGTGTTAATTGGGTACAGCCTTTTAACCTCCCGCGAATATTCTCGCCGGTGTTCAAGCTGTTGCTTTGATTTGCTCATTGTGTTTTATGTTTAGTTTATTGCTATTAATTACAAACCCGGACGCATCAAGCCGGGCGGCTTTTCCTTTAGCCCTTAGGCCCAATATAACGCCCGCGTGATTTAGCATAACTAAGTCACTGGCGTCACCGTCTACCACTTTAAAACCTTTGTAGTGGGTTGGCAATTGATCCGAGAAGACGGCCGAAACATTAGCCCCGAGGCTTAAGGCCTCGAGGGCCTCGGCTTCGTTATCTTCAGCCCTGGAAAAAGTTAATACATAATTAGGCGCATTAATATACTTTTTAATCTTTCCTAAAATCTTACTGTAGTCATAGAAAATTGAAACCGGGGCCAGGTCGGCAATATCCAAGCCCGCGTACTTTTTCAATAGGTATACAAAGTCTTGATCACTGGTACCATTAAGGCGAAAAGCTATTTGTTCCCCTTTCTTTTTAGCCTTGGCAGTTTCTTTTATTATTTCCCCGGCCAGCTTTTTAATAAATAAAGCTTTATTATATATATAAAAGTTTGTTTTATTTATGCGCGCATTTTGTACACTATTAAAAGCGCCGCGCCCGGCATTATATAAACAGGCAGCCGCGCAACCTTTTGAGGCCATCGGGCAAAGGTTAATTTTTGCGGCGTTTTGTGTGTGTGGTGCCAGGTATAAAATAAAAGTTTTTATTTCGTTCTTTGCTGTCTTCGCGTTTGTGTGGCCCGGGCTTAATAGCCGGGCCGGGATAGTATAATTTTTCATTATTATATATTTAAAAGTTTAGACTCTAAAAAGCTTTCGATAAAGCCGTCGGGAAGATTTAGAGTTCCTTTACCGTCAGCTATTAGCTCCGCTTCTGTTATTTGGCATTCTGTCGCGGGGGGCGTTTCTCTGTCGCCCGCCCATTCTGTAAATTCAATAATGTAATTAATTACAAAATCATTCCCAAAATAGGCTTCGTGTTGTTTTCTTTGTTTCATTTTACTTTGGTTTTTATGTTGGTTAAAAGTTTGAGCGTTATCAAAAGCTTCATTCAAAAGCTCATTAAATTGCTGTTCCTGGTCCTGGTTAAAATTTATCATTTATTAATTGTTTTTGTCAATTGGTTAATATTATTAATGCGCTGGTCTATTTCGCCGCCGTCCGCCCACGGATCCGGCTTTATCCAAACGTACTTTATTCCGCGGGCCTTTATGCTTATAATGTTTTTTGCCCGGACCAGTTTAAAAAACGTTTCCCCGCGCATATCCGCGGCGGGATCGTATACGGGCAAAAGGCCTTTTTTAATTGGGTTAAAATTTAAACCTTTTCCGGTGACGCCTTTTTTGACGCCCCGGCGAAAAGAGCGGGCGGCAAGCTCGCCGCCGTCTTTCTTCCATACGACGTGAAAGAATTGCCCGCCTTTTGTAATTTTTAACACGTCATCAATTGACGGCTTTTTAGTAGTTTGAAATTTTACAATAGTTTTCATTTGATTAAAATTTAAAGGTTAATAAAGTAATTGATAAAATGCCCGACGATATAACCGCCAAAAGCAAATAAATAAAGATTAATAAATAGTTTCATTGTGTAAATGTTTTAAAGTTTATACAAATATAAACATTTTATCAACACATACAACAAATAAAAATAAAAATCAAGGTCGAGACGAAAAAAAAGTTTTTTTATCCTGGTAAACTTTGCAAAGTAGATCCGGACCAGGTTAAACCCTGGCCCGTGTGCTATTAATTAAGGTACGGGCGCACGCGTACAAAAATATTTCGATATATCCAAGCCCGGCCCCTTATCAATAATGAATCTAAATAAGGCCCAAGCGGCCCGCGCGGGGGGTACTGCGTTTAAGGGGGTACTGCGTTTAAGAGCCTGGATCCTGGCTCCTGGGCCTACTGCGTTTAAGAATTTCGGGGCCACTGCGTTTAAGAATCTACCCCCACTGCGTTTAAGAATTTATCGGATCACATAAGTGCCACGCTTGGCATTGATCTCTGCAAACTGAAGAGCGTATCTCATTGCATCAATACAGTGATTCCACTTATCTATTGGCCGCTCATTACGAGCGTGCCATACATAATTATTCAGCTCCTTGATTACATTCTCTGACTTAGCATCTACTATAATCTCATAGTCTTGCATCAGGGCTATCCCTGAAAGGATAGACCCTTTACCTTTCTTGGCTCCCTTAATATTACAGCCATAAACTTCCTTGAGTTCCTGGATCATTCTAGGCTCATTGTTGTCCGTAATGATTATAGCATCTAATGCGTGCCTTATATTCCTTTCGCCTATTTCCTTTGTAGATAGCCCAGGCTTAACGAAACACTCTTGGACCCACATTATCCTATGCTCAGTGTCTACAGAGCATCTAACGAGCGTTGTGGGATCCGTAGAGAATCCATAATCCTGTCCGTATACAATCTGATGGTAGTCTTTGAATTGGCCAGTCCTCCAGTTAGTGATTACTACACCTTCAGCCTTATCAATCCACCCACCCATTATCTGGTGCAGATACTTCCTAGGGTTCTTCTTACGCATCATCTCTACCTGCTCAACGAAAGACTTAGATAGATTGTCTTTGTTATCCATATAGCTAGTGTGAATGTATGTTACGTTGTCCTTCCATACATTCGATCCAGCCTCCACTCTTTTGGCCGCAAAGAACCTCTGGTATATCCAATGCTCCTTTGTGGTTGGGTTGAGTATTAGCATACACCTATTCTGTTTATTCTTCTCTCTGACTGATTGGTCTATCTTATCAAAACTGTCTTCGTCTATAAGCTCTTCTGCTTCATCCAGGACAAAGGTTGTAATACCTTGTAAGGACTTAAGCGCAGCGGTTTGATTACCGCTGCTAGTCTTAATACCTTTAAATATTATTGAGCTTCCTGTGGCTGTGTTTAAGATCTCATCCTTGGTTATCCTGAAGTGTTTAGCAATACCGAACAGCTCAAGCTTCTCCAGGAACTCTGGTATAATAGAAGTAGCAGCAGAGACCATAGTATATCTAGCAAACAGAATCTTATGGCCCTTCTCCATTGTAAGGAAGGCTAGGAAGGTATTTACAGCAAGGGACTTACCGGATCCC